TGCCCGGTCCTGACCCACGCGAGGGAGAGATCGTTACGCGGTGACAGTGTACGTGACCTTCAACTGGTCGCCGTTCAGCACCGCCACGTCGCCGGCCGTGAAAGCTGCGGCAGCCCACAGCACGCCGTCGCTGGATGCGGTATCACCCTTGGTCTGCGACCCGGGGCTCGCCGTCCCGCCGACGATGAAGAGGCCCTTCACCGTGTTACCGCTGGTAATGTCGAACACCGCCGCTGCGGCATTGGTAGTGGACGCAACGTGGCTGACCACGCCAACTGCCCCGGCTCCCCACGTCGGCCGCGTGCCCGCATTGCCGCCGTTGAGATTGTCGGTGTAGTCCTGGAACTCACGCCAGGCGTTGGTGCCCGCCAACTGGGCGTAGGAATCGCCCTGACCGTAGCTCGTAAAACTGCTGGCACTGACCAGACCCATCCACCAGGCCGTCAGCTTCGTGCCGTTATGGAACATCACCTCCAGCAGCTTCGTGCGGCCCTCGTCGGTAATGAAATTCGACACGTCGAACTCATTGATCTTCACGCCGTTGCGCCAATGCTCGACGTGGAAGCGGCCCTTGGCGGCCAGCTTGTCGGACACGCCCTTGCTCGGCCGAACCAGTTCGACGCCGGCCGACTGCCCCATGTGCAATTCGCTCTTCATTGTAGATTCTCCGTGTTAAAGGATGGACGTGCCACGCCGCAACTCACGTCGCAGTTCAGTGGCAATGGATCGAGCCGTTTGGCGGCCCGTTCCGCCGCCTTCGACAGTCACGTTGATGTCGCCAATGTTGGTAACATGGCCGCCCTGACTGTGATAGGCGGGCCGGCTGCCGGCGTTCATTGCCGTAAGCTGCGAGGCAAACCGGCGCGTCGTCGCAGCACTCATTATCATTTCGCCAGGCGAAAGCATGGCGGGGATCACGTCCGTGCCCTTCGGGCGACCGCCGCCCGCTAAGAAAGCTGTGCCACCGTGAGCCGCGGTCATTTCACCGCCGACCGGAGCCATGTTGGCAGCCGTATTTGCCAATTGCTGCATGGCGTCATTGGCCGCGGTGATCTGATTGATGAAAGGCAGCATCGACAACTGGCTAATCTCAGCTTGAACCGAGGCGACCTTACCATTCACCTCGTCAACCTTTGTCGCCACTTTCTGCCACTCGTCGCCTTGATGCTCGAAAGTTTGGCCTCCAACCGTGATGCTGCGAACATCTTTCCGGTTAGCATACCTTGCTTGCTCCTCAGCAATTTGCTCCTGGAGAGCCTTCCGTTGAGCCTCTTGGCGGGCAAGAGCGCTACCAGGTGAACCCACGCCTTCAACGGCACTCTTCAATCCCTTGACATCAGCCGTCGCAGCCTTCACCTGATCCTGATAGCCACCCATTGACAGATTGTTGTTGGCACCTTGGACGGCATCAAGTTGCTTCTTGACACCTTCGATTTCCTTATTGACGCCCTCAGCACTCTTCTGTGTGGCTTCCAAGTGCTTTGCAGCACCTTTGATCTCGGCGTCCAAATTGCCGGACCTAGCCTTAGCAATCTTGTCGTGCAGACGCGCAACCTCAGCCAAGATAAGCAATGCGTTACCCAACGCTTGTTGCTGGACAACGGTTGCATTTGTTGACTTCTGCCAGGCTTCTCCGGCCCGTTGGGCCAAGTCAACATACTCTTTCCAACCGAAGTTCGCAGAGGTGGCCGCAGCTTCGATCTCGGCGCGGAACTTCTTGACGCTTGCCAACTCCTCAGCCAGTTTCGGGCCAGGTGTAGCGCTGCTGAACGCACCACCCATAACCTGCGCCCATTTCGACGCCGCGGTGTCCATACCGCCAAGAGTATTGGCAACCTCGCCAGCCTTCACAGCAACGTCGTCCTCCCACTTCCCGGCTTGCTCCAGTTTCTTGTTCAGCGCCTCAGCCGCAGCGCCCTGTGCTTGAATCTGCCGGGTGGTTTCAATAAGCGCTTGGTCAGCCGTCAATCCTGCCAGCTTCGACTTGTCGATGCCAACAATCTTCACCAGGATAGGGATGACTCCGATACCCTGGGTTATCTGCGTGTTAAGTTCCGCCAGTTTGGCCGGCGCAAGTTTCACAGCTTGAATCTGCAAGTCGGTTGTGGATTCCTTCCAAGCCAATTCCATCTTCTGCTTGAAGCCGGCAAAATTGAGCAATTCGCTGACAGGCATCTTGCTACTGAAAGCGATCTTCTGGAACTCAGCCATGTCGCTTTGCAACTTGGCAAAGTTCTCCTGGCGCTTGGTGTCCGAAAGCGGTTGACCTTTGAGATCGAAGGGGTTCCCTTCCTTGATGATGTCCTTCAACAGGTTACGCATCCGACCGACTTTAGCTTCTTCAGCCGCAGCAGCCGCAGCCGCCTCGTCGGCGGTCTTCTTCTTCATCGTCTGCAATTGACCTTCAGCGTCGATTTCCGACCGCATGACGCCTTCAATCGCCGCCTCTGCATCCTGCTGTCCAAGCGTATCGCCACGACGCTTCGCAATTGCCATCGACTCTTGCGCAAAGGCTTCAGCCCGCTTGAAGATATTTTGGGCCGCAGACTCTTCGCCTGGCGTCTTAGCATGTGCCAACCGATCTTCGGCTTCCCGGGCCAAACTGAACGCGCGGCCGGCAAAGTCTTGCTGCTGCTCCCACGCAGACTTCCAAGTGCTCTCGTAATACTTGAACTGGGTGTCCGCAAGACGCCCGGAAGTTTCGGCGGCCCGCTTCTGCGAGTTTTCAACTTCACGAAGGGATTCAGTTGCTAGATCACGGAGCAATTTAGCGCCGTGTTCACGCGCTGACACCAGGGACTCCATCGCCCCTTTCGTTGTCTCGGCCCACTGGTGTGCTGCGTCCTTGCCCTGGGCGATCTGCTGACGGTAGACTTCACCAACCTTGGCGACAGTCCCGACAGCACTCTTCACAAGTTCTTCATCGTGCGCACGCGCGGCCGCCAAGTCCGCTGCCTTCTCGGCGCGGGCTTCTTCCAACTGTTGTCGTTGTACCTCGGCCAGTTTCTCGACGGCTGCACGCTGCGCATTGATGTAACCCGTGCCAAGTGCAACACCAGCACCGTAGGCAATCAACGCAGCGCCAAGAAGATTAAGTGACAACCCCCACCCATTCAAGGCGGTTGTAGCAAGATAGGCTTCAGTCTTAACGGCAACTAGATGTCCCAAGAAGATCACGAGGCCCGCAGCCGCGACACCAACAACCGGTGCAATCGCCTTCAAGGCAAGGACAAGATTGTCTGCGCCGCCAGTGAATTTCATCAGACCCAGGATGGCGGATTGAATTGACTTACCGAACTCTAGCCCTGCAAGAGCGAGTTTGTTCACTTCGGTCGTCAGCTTCTCTACGTCGGTCGCCTTGACAGCCGCAGTAAGACCCTTGAGATCGGCTTCGCCCTCAGCAGACATTTTCTTCAAGATTTGACCGAAAATGTCGGCACCGGTCCCGGTCTCACGCAATACGGCATTCATGCCACGAATGTTGCCCACCAACTTGGCAAGTTCAGCAACCGTCCCGTTCGTGTCGCCACGCAGTTTAGCCCATGAGCCAACCAGCCCGTTGACTGCGACCATCTGTTCCGCCGACATGCCCGACAACTCTTCTCGTAAGTCGCGGGACGGCTTGAACAAAGCCGTCATGGAAGCGCGCAGTGACGTAGCCACCTCAGCGGACTTCATGCCGCCGATGGAAAGTGTGTCAATTGCCGCAAGAAGTTCGTCGAAACTAACGCCCAACTCCCGGGCGGTCGGACCCACACGGCTAATAATGCTCGCCAAATCCGCAAAACGAATGTGCCCTTCGCCAACCGCCTTGAACATTTTCGCCGTCATGGCTTCCGCTTCACTGGAATCCTTGCCATAGACATTCAGAGCAGCGGCCACAATCTCGGCGGCCTTGCCCATATCGACCATGCCGACTTTACTTGCCTCAGCAGCAGCACGAAGAACATTAGCCTGTTGTGCAGTGGAAACAAACTGATTCGATATGGCTTGGTAGGTGGCTTCGACAACCTGCTGGATTGGGATATTGAACTCGCGTGAAAGAGCCTTCACGTTTTCGGTGATCTGGGCCATGTTGCTGCCCGGCGCAATCGCCATCACCTCGTTCAAGGACTTGGCAAACTGGACGCTGGCCTCATACGCCTCCTTGATGGCATCCCGGGCTTCCGACATCGCGCGCACAATGAACTGTGTGGTTACAACGCGAGCTAACGTCTGCCAAGACACCATGAACAACTGAGTCTTTTCAGTCGCTTCCTGGATCGGCTTGCTGTCAACAACCGGTGTAATCGGTGCGGGGGCCGCAGGCGCAACAGACGGAGGCACAACACCCCCGGGTGCTGTGACACCAGAAACCGACGGCGCACCCAAGCCGGACAACTTCGACATGGCCGTGGACGCTGCGGCTGCCCCGGAGGCAATCTCCTTGAGCATTTGCACCGTGTCCCGAGCACACGCATTCCATACCTCCATCGACTCGGCCACCGAACTCAATCGTGAGCCGAAGTTAATGAAAGCCGTATCCATCTTCGCCAACGCATCAAGCGCGGCCGAGGCGTCGAATCCCAGTTGTTGGATAAGTTCATCGGCCATGACTTACCTCACCTTAATCGGCTTGGACTGCAAATACACAAACGGATTCGGAAGACGGACATTCTCGGCACATGCACGGAACGTCGCCAGCCCCTTCTTCTGGAACTCGTAGGGGCCGGGTTTCGTGAGGTGAAATCCCCACTGCCGTGCGTCAAAATACTCGTTGATAATCAGCCAGGGGAGGGTTGTACGATACGTGAAGACATAACGGCCCCGGGCCTCGTCAGTCTCCAGACCGCTACCCATACTCTCGGCGATACCACGCGGGATTCGGCTTGGGGCGACAGGCGAGATCGGAATGTTGTACCGAATGCTATTCGCCAATATCTGAAACGTCGCCGCTGACGCCCCGCTCCACACTGGCACCTCCATTATCACCGTCGTTTGTAGCCATTCGTAGAGCGCTGACGCAATCTCTTCACGAAGATGTTTGTCTAAAGCGCGTCGGTAGGCCGACAAGTCGATCCGTGGTGCCTTGAATGTTCCCGTCAATTTCATGGTCAGGAACCTCCCTAAGCGTCCTCGGGCATCCGTGCCCCCGCCAGGCGTGCTTCCCGCACGGATTCGTCATAGTCGCGTGTCTGGTCGAAAGCAATCAGCAAGGCTTGCGTCTCAACCGAGCAATCGTCCCAGGCAGCTTTGACGTTAGGTGGCCGTAGCCCTAAGCGCTCGCAGGCGCACCAGACGGCGTACTCGCCGGTTCGGTGGGGAGGCCAGAGGACGTGGGCTTCGGTTCCTGACCAGCAAGAAAAACCTCGCGGGCTTGCTTCAGCTTGGTTTCATCCAAGCAGTTGGCTTCGAGCACAAGGTTCAGGACCCGGTGACACTCGATGTCACTGAGGCCGCCGGCCAGCAGGTCTTTCGACCAATTTCGGTACGTCTGAGGATTGTCGGCCGAGACCGTATCCCACTCGATCTGGCTCGGTTCCAGTGACTTCACAACCATGTAACCGAGTCGCTGGCTGGCCCAATTCGCAAGAATCACTTGGTAGGACGGGTCCTTCTCCATCGGCACATAGCCGTCCCGAGTCAACTTGCCCGGTGGCGTCGGCCGCGGGCACAACGCCTCAAACGCATCCATGTCACGAGCAGGCTGTGCCTTGAACACGATCTGCGTGTCACCACGCGGAATCACGAGAAACACTTCACTCGGAAGTGTGGTGGGGTCTACCCCTGCGATCTTCATTGGTTTATCTCCCTCGAAGGAAATGGAAATGGCGGCACCGGCACCGAGGCCGGTGCCGCCAACAAGTCACAGACACACGCCGTTAGGCGTTCGGACGGGTGACGATGGGCTCCTTCACAAAGCACTTGCCCGTCAGCATGATGGTCGCGGCGTTGAAATTCATTTCCCGCGTCTCGGCCCGGAACATCGGGAACACCGTCAGTTCCGCTTGCGACGGGGCACACGGCGGCTCGTAATCGACTTCCAGGTCGATGCAATACGGCTCGCACTGGTCCGGCGAGGAGCTAACCCACTCCGACGCCCGACCCGTGCCCTTCAACGCCTCGATAGGCGTCACGTTCTCGCCGGTCAGCGAAGCAACGTGTTCGTACACACCGTCCACCTTCACGTCCATCGGAACATCCTTCGGCTCGCGGACGGTATCCAGGTATCCGCGGTCCAGGAGGTATTGGTAGTCCCGATGCTCCGTGTAGGTCAGGTTGCCTTCCCCCATCTTGATGTTGAGTTGCTGTGGCCCGAAGGTAATCACAGAAACATCATCCGTATAGGTTCCGGGACCCAGCGGCGGGGTGAAGGTGATGGTGGCCGTAGTGTCCGTCGTGGACGCCGGGACACCGGGGACCGTGATGTCACCGACCACGGTAGCGCCCACGTCGGGGGACTCGCCGGTGAGCAGGGGTTGATCCGACTTGGCCAACTTTCCGGTGAACTCGACCGTAAAGAGGCTACCGGTGCCCGTCACGGTGAAGTCCGCGGCCGTGTAGCTGTCGTCCAAGGCGACAAGGGCAGCCTTGATGGCGTCCTTGTCGGCATCGTAAGCCAGGTCGGTAGTCCGATCCCCGGCGAACGTCAACGAGAAGGTGGTCGTCACCGAAGTCAAGGTGATCGTCTGCTGCTCGTTGGTCCCAGCGACGACGCCCGCCTGCGTGCGAGAGACAACCGTGTGGACTCCCGCAAAGGTGTTGTCCAGACGATCCGGCGGAATGACCGGCGGATTCGTTTCACCGAGGATCGTAAAGGTCGCACCCACGGGGACCTTCTCCGGCGTGAGCGTGTTGAGCGCCACCGTATCGAGGGTGAGGGTCGTATCACCTTCGTCCAAGTCGGCCTGGTTGAGCAGCGCCGTCCCCTTCAAGCCATCCTTCATGCGGATGGTGCAGAATTTCAGTTCAATACGTGCCATGTTGATGGTCTCCTGTTGCCTGCTGTCAAGGTAAGTACATTACGTGTCGGGCGTCGATCATCACCTGCTTTATGCGATCAGTCTGATCGGTTTGCCCAAACTGAAACACCCTTACGGCGTCGTTACGTCCTGTGCGCGTCATAAGGCAGCCCACAAGGCTTTCGTCATCACCGGGTTGGTCGCCGAAGCGCTTCATCGGGATCACGTCATCCGCTGCTTCGTGAAATATCCCGACAATCCGGTTGATGTCGTATTGGTTCCCGTTGGTCTCATACCGGCTCATAAAGAGCAGGTTGATGTCAACACCAAACTCGTAGTAGTCTTTGCTCAGTTCCTTAGTGAAAGGTCCCGACATGCGGATTTCCACCCGCATTGGTGACTCCATGAACTCGGTCGTTCGTTCGTCCAATCCCTCCACCAGTGCTGGAATGTTTGCTTCCTTGGCAACATGCCTGAAGCGTGTTGCCACGGATGCGAAGGCCCAGCGTGCCCAATTCGGGTCTACTCCCATGTGGCACCTATATGGTTTCAGGATGATCGTGAATCGTAAGCTGGCTACTTGCGTCAGGCGCATACGTCTGACGGTTGTGGATTTCGTCAATCACTTCCTTGCGACCTTTCAGTTCCTTCGCAATCACCAACCAGGCGGTGTCGTACTCATACTCCGTTATGCTCTCGACATCGTAGTGCCTGTCATTGAAGACGATCCAATCGTCTTGTTTCAAGACAAGATCGGCAGGCACTTCGCGGCGGTCGAAAATGAAATGCCGGCCGCCCGTATCGAAACTACCGCCTTGTATGATCGCTCGATTGGCCGCCATTGCCCCAGCATTCTGTCGCACTTCCCGATGGTTCTTGGCGGGGAGCACACAGACATGCCGACACTTCCAAGTCTTAATCATCCATCCCGTCTGACCCGTCTTCGTGTCAGCGTCAACTTGGAGTTTCCGTCGCACAAACACAGTGGCACCATGACGGCGCTTGTGATTGTAAAGTGCCAGCCGCATAAAGCGATTCTGGATGGGATTGTAATTCTTCATCACACTACCCTCCCAGGGCTTTCTCCAGCCGCTCCATCATGGCCGTATTCTGAGAGATCACATCCGTGCAGCGTTCCACCATCGGCAGCAACACGTTGCGCTGCTCGTCTTCCAGCTTATTGATGCGCTTGTCCATGCGCAGTTCGCGGAGCCAATTCTGCCAGAGGAAGAATCCCACCACCAGAACCAGCGGCCCGTACTGTCGGAGCATGAGCCATAGGTCAGACAGTTCCATGTCAAGTCCTCCAACAAAGTGTGAGAAAGGCCGCCTGCCCGGATTGCTCCGGGCAGGCGGATTCGTACCTTGAGACAGCGGGGTTAGCCCTGGAGCACGACCGCGAGGTTCGTGTCCAAGATGGCGACACCCGCCAACAGGTCCAGGTTGACCACCGTGCCGCCCTGCTGGATGCTGTACTGCATCGACACCCTCATGGCGATGTCATTGTAGACACCGACGTGAGACAGCACACCCATCGCGTTGTTCGGAATAGCCAACGGACGGGTGACGAGGGCGATGGCGTTCCGGTGGAAAGCCAGGTTCAGCGCACCAGCCGGGCCGGGGTAGCACTTGTCGTCATCGGTGATCCCGTAGTCCAGCGGCCGGTCCAGGTAAAGGGCCTGGTAAGTACCGTTCGCGTCCGGCGTTCCGTCCACGAGGGACCGATAGGACTCGATGATCGTGTACGTGTGCCGGGTGGCACCGTAACCCTTCGTTCCGGTCTGGAACGCGATCAACTGGCCCACGGCGGGGGCAACGCCCGGCGCGGTGAAGCCGTCCACGACGACCTGCTCCACCCAACCCGCCGCCTGCGTGGCACCCACGTCGCACGCATTGTAGACCGCCATCGGCGCAGCCGCCTGCGTAGCGTACTTGTTCGCCTCGTTGAGGGTGATCGTGGCGAGCGAAGCCCCCGACGCCACGAGATACGTCGGCTGGTCGTTGCCAGCCACGACAACGAATTCGTTGCTGGTCGTGGAGGCCGCCGTCGCGCTACCTGCCGTAACGGCCCCTGCCGACACGGTGGCACCCGCAGCCACAGCGTCATCCAGCGTAGCCGACGTGTCCACGTCGGCGCTGCCGAGCGAGACACTGTTGACGTTCTGGTCCATGTAGGTATCGAACCCGAGAATCCGTCCCAGGGTGGCGCTTTCCAGCGCGGTGCCGAAGTCACCGCGTTGCTGGGCGGCGATGAACAGTTCGTTCTTCAGCAGTGAAGTCTCGCTCACGGGAGCCAAGACCAGGTTTCGGCCCTCCAGCGGAGCCTTCTGGACGTTCAGCCGCTCACGGGCTTCCAGCACGTAGTCCTTGCTGTTCGCGGCGGTCAGGTTGTTCAGCCGACCGACGCGCTGCGTCGGGTTGCCGAGGAAACCGTGAACGCGACCGAGAACGGCGCGGTCCACCGAACGGGCAATCGTAATCATGCCCGGCCGGAGGTAGATGTCCACCAAGTCCTGGAAGGACTTGCTGGCTTCGCCGTCCTTGATGGTGAAGCTGGTGTAGAACCACTGGTCGAGAGGCACGCGGACGTTCGTGGCGTTCGCGGCCTGGTTCGCCAGGGCGGTCCCGTCCTGCTTCCTGCGAATCTGGAAGTTGCCCGGCCGGCGGGTGTTCACCACGTCGCCGAACTGGCGGATTTCGTTCTCGAAGTCGCGGTGGACCAAGTTGGCGATGACCATGTTCTCCTGGAGAATGGCCAAGCCCTCGGCAGCCCACAACTCGGGAATGAAGGCGTTCGTGCCCGCGGTGGGACCACCGAAGTCGTTGCCACCGGCGTAGGGCACATCGAAGCACGCCAAGGCGGCGCGCGAAAGGTACAGCGGATTCATCGTTGTCACTCCGTAGAAAATGTTAAGAAAGGCGAGAGTCGCACACGCGGCCCTCAGACGACGAACCCCTGAGACAGGTTAGCGGCCTGACTTGCCTCCCTTTTGGGGACGCAATCCGAGCAGAGCAGGGTTCTCCGCACGAATCTTGAGGTACTGCTCCTGGGTCAGTTTCCTCGGGTCGATCTTGCCGCCCGCACCCGACGCAAGGCCGCCGGTAGCCGCACTCGACCCAATGCCGCTCACTACTCCAGAGTTGAAGAGATTGCCGTACTTCTTCGGCAACTCCCGCATCCGTTTCACGGCGCTTTCAGGCGAGTGCAAGGTGATGGTCGGCTCCCCCGTATTGGGATCGGTGTCGGGGAAGTCCACCTGGACCTTGAATTTCCCAGTGCCCTTGCCCTTGTCGTCCGTGATCTCGGTCAAGCGCGTCATGGGACGCAACACTGACATGATCTGGTCGGGATCGAACGCATCGCCCTTGACGGCAGCGTCCATCAGGCCCCGCTCCACGGTCTCCCCGCGGTATCGGTGTTCCCAATCTTCCCGAGCCTTGTTGGCATCCGCCAACTGCTTTCCGTACTGCTCTTCCAACTGCTTCTTCTCGTGAGCCAACTGCGCTTCCTTCGTGCGCCCTTCCTTCCGCAAGTCCTCCAACTGCTGGGCCAACTGCTCGCGCTCCTGGATGGTGAGGTTCTTACTCGCCATCGTCTCCTCCAGCGTCTTCTCGACTCGCTGGACCTGCGCTTGATGCTTGCGCCGGTCATCGGCAAGCATCCGGTTGACATCATCCTGGGTGAAGCGGCCATCAACAGCCCCGGCCCCGGCACCCGCGCCAGCCCCGGCCCCGGCCCCGGCACCCGCGCCGGCCCCGGCACCTGCGCCAGCCCCGGCACCCGAGCCGTCACCAGCACCCACACCACCCTCACCCTCGAACGAAGCCAACACTGCACGCGACAGATAGAGAGAATTCATCGCTCTGTTCTCACTCCCACGACTTTGACACCAAGACGCTCAACTACATCGTGGTCTGTAGGGCATCTAATTCCCCGGCCTTAAAATGGGCCGCCAGGTTGGCCCAGCAACTATTTCTGCGTTGACAGGTATCCTTCGACACCCAACTGTGCGATCACAGACAACTGTGTTTCCAACCAGTGAAGATGATCCTCCTCTTCCTTCAAGTTGGCTTCCAGCAGCGGGCGGATCGCCTCACTCACTGTCCGCAAAGCCATCTTGTAATCGGCAATCGCTGACACTTCCGATTGCCGATCAAACTGAAATTGCATCGGCACTTCCCGGCCGGTATTGATCGGATTGAGTCGGTTGACCACTGGCAGGCCACCCAGAGCTAGGATGCGGGACATCAAGGACGAGGCGTGCCGCATTTCCATCATGGCTCGCTTCTTGACCATTTGATGCAAGGACGCATAGCCCCAGTTTTCAGCCATCTCAGCGTGGACCACATACTGGTGGATCGCGGTCAATTCACCAGCCAGCAACAAGTTCAACGTCTGAATATCGTTCACCGCTGGCTCCTTTACGAAACTCGTGAGAGTCTGACCGCCTCGTCGTCACGCAAGAATGGTTTCAAGAGCGACCACGCCAGGGGATTCGGTATGAGATTGATTAGGTGCTCAATCGGCACCATGTTTCTCTCATAGTGCGTTCGCACTTCGGCGTGGCCTTGTGCCGTGACTGCCAGGTTCTCCAACTCCAGTTGGGGGTCAATCCCGTCCAAGAGACTGAATGCCAACTCATACTGGGCTATTCGGACGGCCTCGGGCACAACCGTGTCAGTACCGCGAGGGAACTCCAACGGTTGCGTTGCGTCCGCGGCACGTTTCTGAGACTCGTATCGTTCCCACGCCTTCTGATCGAACGTCGAATTCAACGGGTCCGTGAACGGTGGCGGCGTTGCCACAAGGAAAAGGTAGACGGCATGTTTTGCACCCTTGTAGGCAAGGTTGTCCATCAACCGCCGTGCGGACAACAGCGCCTTTTGCTGGTCACTTGCACCTGCATCATCCCACGCCTCGGTGTGCAAACGAGTGCTGAAATACTCGTTTGCCTCCGTCAAGGAACCATAAATGTCGGCGTTAATTGTCGGCATGGGTCGATCTCCTACCTGGGCGTCAGCCAATCGAGTTGTGTTCGTTCCCGCTCGGTGTACCAACCCTTACCCATAAGGTCGGTCAACATCTGGAAATACTCTTGATAGCGGTAGCGAATGCGATCCATGCTGTAGTTGGCGACCGCTCGCCGGTGAATGTACTCACGGTCCAGCGTCGGAGCCGTCTTGGCTGCAAACAGGAAATGGTCCAACGTCCGGCAGCGGAAGCCAGTCTTACCATGTTCCACTGTCTCGGGGAATGCACCCCAGTCCGTTGTAATGGCCGGCGTACCCGCCATCTGCGATTCCACATTCACTGTGCCAAACGGCTCGATGTACGTTGTCGGGACGAATGTGGCAATCGCATGGCCGTAGAGATCAGCACGTTGTTGACCGGTCACACAGCCCACGTATTCCAGGTTGTCACCTTCGTACACTTCGCCATCCGTGCAGAAAATCCGGTTGCCTTCCACCTTGTCGCAACCTTGCCCGGCGATCTTCAACTTGAGGCCGAGTCGATTGCACGTCTCGACCGCAATGTTAATGCCTTTTCGCTTGATAAGGCGGCCCACGTACAAGTAGTAGTCACCTGGCTCCTTGCGATAGGTGTAATCGGCAGGATTCAAGTAGTTAGGAACCACCACGTCATAGAACCGGCCGTCCGGGTCATAGCCGCCTTGTGCGCCCCATATCTTGTGCATGTGGCTGTAGGACTCAAACACCCGGTACTTGGCGAAGGTGCCATTGTAGCCGATGCCGTACTCCACAACCAACACGTCCTCACCGACCGCCTTGACCAGCGGCAAGTTCATCGTGCCCATGATAATGCACACAAAGTCGCCCGGCCGCTTCCTCTTGTTAATCTCGGCCGCCGCCCTCTCGTTGAGGAGTCGCCAGTATGGTGCCTGGCCGCTCCAATCACAATCGTAGAGGGCGTCGGGATTGAACTTACCGAACCAACCTTCCTGTTCGGCCGCCGACAGGACTGTTACGTCTTCGACGCAACAGTCCTGTACCTGGCTCCCCTCTGCACCATAATGGAAAACCTCGTGACCGAGACTGCCCATCATCTGGCAAAAGTGAAGCACCTTCGTCGTGAACGCGCACGCAGTATGCTTCGGATGCGTCTGCGTGTGCGGCAAAGCCACAACATGGAATCTCATACTGGTCTCTCTCTCGCGTTGACGTAACTAGGTTAAGGGTTAAAGTCGCGTCTCTCAGGTGCGACTTAGTATTCAGTTGAGGACCAATTGGAAATGTAGGCGTTGGCATTTCCTACCGTGTTCAAGGCTGGATTGTAATTGTTAGTGTTGGATTGGACGCTCACCGACGTGACACGGCAAAAACCGCCCACGTAAGCACTCGCCCCATAGCCCACACCACTTCCAACCAGGAACCCGCCGGTGATGTCGATGAAGCCGCAGTTCCGTGCCAGGATGCCCGTGTAGGCACCGCCGATAGCCACAAAGAATGCGTCGATATGCGAACCACCACCGGACGCATAAAGCCCGTGCCCGGCACCCATGCCGCCGCAACCGCTAATCCCTAGCCATTGATCGGTCGTCACGTAGCCGTGATACACCGTCACGCCGCCGTCAAAGTTGTTGATGCCGAGTGACTTCAACAAGATCGACGGATTGCTTCCGCCATTGACCCATGCAGTTGATGTCGGGACCATAACGGCGCTTGTCCCAGCATTCCGTACACCAACCAGCGCCATCCTCCCGAACGTCACGTCGGAGACAATGACAAAACCATTGCCCGCAAACGTCAGAACGCTCTTGAGCACGCGAATGTAGCCCGTTACTGAACCACTTGGCACGGTGCTGGCAAAACTGTAGACCAGCAACGTGATGCGATGATTCACACTGTCAACATTCGTAACTTGGTGACAGCCACACAGCATCAAGGGATTCGTGCCACCACTCGGTATCCGAATCACCACGTAGTCATTGACCGCGATATTGCTCACGTCGCTGACATTCAGGATGACCGTATAGCCGCCGCCCACAGCCGTCGTACTAAACACTGACGACATTGTGATGTCGTAGGTGTTGACACCGAGAATCTGAACTCGTGCGCCGCACGGATGCCAGTAGTCGATCTCAGCCACCGACGAATAATGTCCATCCTGGACATAGAGCGTAGCGGTGTAGGCTGGCGGAATATACATGGGACCGATGACCGACAAGAACTTGCCGACCGTCTTCCACGGATTACCGCTGCTGCCATCACCTGTTGAATCGTTCCCCGAAGGACCGATGTAGTAAGTAATGTTGCTGTTGATCGCCGAGCCCGCGGGGCCGGTCGCACCAGTCGCACCAGCAGGACCAACAGGTCCCGTCGATCCAGTAGGACCGGCAGGGCCACCAGATGGACCACTTGGCCCCGATGGTCCTGTTGCACCCGTTGCACCCACAAGGAAAGCAGTCAAGCCGCCCCAATGCGTGCTCTGTGGGCCTGTTGACCCCGAGGGACCCGTCGAACCAGTTGGCCCGGATGGACCAGTAGCGCCCACAGGTCCCGAGGGACCACTTGGGCCAGTCGCACCAGTCGGGCCGCCCGGGGGACCACTAGCCCCTGCTACGCCCGCCGGACCCGTTGGACCCGTTGCTCCAGTCGGACCACCCGCGGGTCCCGTTACACCAATTGAACCCGTTGCACCAATTGCACCCGCGGGTCCTGTTGCACCAGTCGCACCAACCAGGAAAGCAGTCAAGCCACCCCAGCGTGTGCTCCGCGGGCCAGTTGCCCCCGCCGTTCCGGCCGGTCCACTTGGACCAGACGGCCCCGTCGCCCCAGTTGGGCCGCCGGATGGTCCACTCGGTCCCGTTGCGCCAGTGGCACCTTTGAGACCTGTAAGTCCAGTCGGACCAGTCGGCCCCGTCACACCAACCGGCCCAGTAGTGCCAGTTGCACCTTTGAGGCCAGTCAAACCAGTCGGACCCGTCGCGCCTGTTGCACCGTTGAGACCAACCGGCCCAGTTGTGCCAGTTGCACCCTTGGGACCACTTGACCCAGACGGTCCGGTTATTCCCACACCAGTCGGCCCAGTAGTGCCCGTTGCACCCTTGAGACCAGTTGGTCCGGTCGGGCCAGACGGTCCGGTTGCGCCTGTTGCACCCTTGGGACCCGTCGCACCAATCAAACCCGTTAAACCTGTCGGACCCGTCGCACCAGTCACACCCGCACCAGTCGGTCCAGTAGTGCCCGTTGCACCCTTGGGACCAGTTGATCCAGTCGGACCAGTCGCGCCAGTTGCACCAGCACCCGTTGGGCCAATCGAACCTGTTGCACCCGCAGGACCAGTTGCCCCCGCCGTTCCGGCCGGTCCACTTGGACCAGACGGCCCCGTCGCCCCAGTTGGGCCGCCGGATGGTCCGGTCGGTCCAGTCGGACCAGTTGTACCCGGTGCCCCGGGGTTATCAAACGAGAGATTTCCAGCCCCGTCCGTTTTCAGGACTTGACCGGTCGTACCGTCGCTGACAGGGAATTTAAGTGGCGGAATCACCAGTTGATCGCCGGAAGCGAACTGGCGAACCTGTCCACTTTCGACGACCAATGGTTTGTGTTCTGCCACGATAAAACTCCCGTCTGCTGCTTACAACTTGATCGGAGCCGCAAGCACCAAGTCCATCTTCGTCGCGGAGATCGCCTTGCCGACCCGCACGACAAACTGCCCGGCCGTTGTCGGGGCCGAAGCCGTCAGCAGGCCAGCCGTGGCGGGGTCCAGGAAGTAGACCGCACCCGGAGTCAGACCACCCGAGCCACCCGTGACAGCATCCCAGTCGGTCGTCAAAGCCGTCAGGGTGCCATCCGTCAGGATGTTGCCCGGATCGCCTGCGGCAATAGACGTGTCCTTCACCAACCCGAAGACATCCGTTGTCGCCTGGGCATTCGCCTCAGCGAGATCGACCGTGCCGTCCGCCTTGAGATAGACCGGCGCACCGATCAGGATGGGGTTGGCGTTGGCGTTCGTCAGCGACTCTTGCGCGACATCGGGATCAACCCATTCCAGCACTGTCCCGCTGGCCGGCAGCGCCAGCACTTGCTTCGCGGCACCCGCACCCGGCGGCAACTGATAGCCGCCGACATCGAGACCATCGACAGACTGAATCTGTTCCAGTTCTCCGGCCTCGATCACGATTGGTTTGCGATACGTTACGGACATTGTTGTTGCTCCTTAAAGCCTGACCCTTGTTTTGACACACACGTCAAAGATTGTTGGCGTCACAGCGACCCCCACTTGAATCACGTACCCTTGTGCTGGCGGTGTCGGAGTCATTTGCCCGGCGGTATCGTAGCTCAAATAGTACACCACACCAGGACGTAGACCAGCGACACCCGTAGCAGCCGACCAGTCAAACAATTCCAGTCGCCCGGCTGGAACAATCGTAATGGGGTCTCCTGCGCGTGCCCCAAACGAAAGCCCGCATACCTGACTATTTGGTGCATTATCCGCACCAGCATTATACGCGCCTAACGTATCAGGTATCACAAATACTGGTGCGCCCGGTGCGACATCCTCGCCAGCAATTGTTTCGATGTTGACCGAAGGACCACTTGGCCCCACTGGTCCTGTCGCTCCTGTCGCTCCTGTTGGCCCGCCCGGTGGACCGATGGGGCCACTTGGTCCACTGGGACCCGTTGCTCCCGTGGGTCCCAATCGGCCTAACGGACCGCGTGGCCCAATCGGTCCTGTTGCTCCTGTTGCTCCGTCAATTCCTTGTAGACCTTGTGGCCCCGTCACTCCCGCCGGGCCAGTCGCCCCAATAGGACCCGTCGCCCCAATTGGCCCGGTCGCCCCAACAGGACCCGTAGGTCCTATTGGACCGCCCGAGGGTCCCGAAGGACCACTCGGACCAACCAACCCTGGTTGTTCATAGTCAAACTGCATGACTTAGCCCAATCAGGTTAGGGGTTAAATCGGAACCAACTCAAGTTGCCGCCTCCGTCTGATTGCAAGCACCAGAACGAATTATTGCCAATCGGTGCAGTCGGCAATCCCGCACCTACGGGGCCTGTTGGACCAGTCATGCCAACAGGGCCGGTCGCACCGGCTGGTCCAATCGCTCCAGCCGGACCAGTCGGGCCAGTCGGGCCAGTTGCCCCACCAGGACCAGTCGCCCCCGCCGGACCCGTTGCACCGGCATGGCCAATCGAACCAGTCGGACCAGTTGCCCCGCCGGGGCCAGTTGCCCCACCGGGGCCAGTCGCACCCGCCGGACCTGTTGCGCCGGCCGGACCAATCGGACCAGTCGCCCCATCAGGGCCAGTCGGACCAGGCGAAGGTGCGCCAGTTGCGCCAACTGGACCAGTTGGTCCAATTGCCCCACCAGGGCCAACGGCTCCTTGTGCTCCGGTAAAACCTCTCGGACCCGCAGGTCCGGTTGCGCCGCTCGGGCCAACATCACCTGAATCACCTTGCGGTCCGGTTGCGCCAATGTCACCTTGCGGTCCCGTCGCTCCGTCCGGCCCGGTTGCGCCAATGTCACCTTGCGGTCCCGTTGCTCCGTCAGGTCCCGTCGCTCCATCAGGCCCCGTTGCTCCGTCAGGCCCCGTCGCCCCCGTTACACCGACGCCCGTTGGACCAACAGGACCAGTAGCGCCAACAGGACCCGTCGCGCCGACAGGCCCCGCGGGACCTGTTGCTCCAGTACGACCCAAGGAACCTTGCGGCCCGGTCGCCCCGATAGGACCCGTCGCACCAATCGGCCCAGTCGCCCCGTCAGGCCCAGTCGCCCCCGTAGGACCACCATCAGGCCCGGTAGCGCCAATAGGTCCAGTGGCTCCAGTTGCACCAACACCCGTTGGTCCAGCAGGGCCAGTCGCCCCGGCAGGACCCGCAGGCCCGGTTGCCCCGACAGGCCCGGTTGCCCCATCCGGCCCCGTGTCACCGATTGGCCCATTCGGACCAGTCGGCCCCGTGACACCATCTGGCCCAGTCTCACCGATTGGTCCGGTTGCGCCGTCAGGACCAGTCGCCCCGGCAGGACCCGCAGGACCAGTCGCCCCGGCAGGACCAGTCGCCCCGGCAGGACCAGTTACTCCGGCAGGACCAGTCGCCCCGGCAGGACCAGTCGCCCCGGCAGGACCAGTCGCCCCGGCAGGACCAGTCACTCCGGCAGGACCCACGGGACCAGTTGCCCCAGACAAACCCACGGGACCAGTCGGCCCGGTCGGGCCGTGGTTGCCTTGTACGCCTTGTACGCCTTGGGGTCCCGTTGCGCCAACAGGACCAGTTGGTCCAGCGCCAGGCCCCGTTGCACCAACCGGACCTGTTGGTCCGATGGCTTCATTCGGTGGAACGTAGCTGAACATGGTCTACACCCCCATCCACGCGATGTCTTGCGGTGTTGCGGTGCTCGTCACGACGTACACCTCGGACGGGTCCTCCAGCGGCAATTCGATCGCGCTGCCCGGCAACATCGGCATACCACCCGTGTTCGGGTCGGTATCTGCCGTCACACCCTTGCGCCCGACATAGACGGCATCCACATTCGGTGTGGTGAAATCATCGGGACCCGGCGTGCGCAAAAGAATGCCGCGCACCAACTTCACAGACACACTGGACAACGGCACCGGTGTCTGCCCAACCACCGTATGTCCATGCCGAAGATCACCACTCGGCGAGGTTTCTTTGATTTCCCACATGGTTACTTCTCCGTTTTCTTGCCAGGCCCACGAACGGGCGGCTTGGGTTCAGGATTCAATGTCGTTTCACGACTTGCCGCCTTCTCCTCCTTGCCAGCGTTCTTGTTCGCCGAAAGGTCAGACACTCCCCGTGCCCCGGCGTCACTGTTTGTCTGACCAACGACACTGAGGTTCGTGGACTCAGACCCCAGTTGTTTGTCTGCCGCCGGATCGCGCCTCGTGCCTCCGGTCGTTTGATCGCCGAATTGGCCGCCCTTCTGTTGGGCTTGCAAAATCCGAATTGCCCTGTCCGCATGATCTTGACGGGCTTGAAGATGCTCGTCGTCGTTGAAACCGAGCGCCATAGCGGCCGTCTTCTCGCCGCACAGACCCGCCGTGACCGCCGCAATGATGGTCGTCGGGTCGCTCGTTGCGTAAGGAGCCTTGTCGATCTCGGTGAAGATGGATTGAATATCATCCACACTGACTTTGCCACCGAGCAATGCCAGCACGATGTTCTTCGCCAACTCCCGTTTGACTTTCTGGCCCGGCACAGCGTACATCAGCTTGACCAGGTTCTCTGCTTCCGTGATACGGTCCGAATCCGTCTTGAGGCTGTAGCGGTCGGGATACTTGATCGTGGCGATCTCGCGCTTCAACGGGTCACGCTCCTCATAAGCCGCCCAGAACTCCGCGATCTGCCGCTCGGCCGCTTCCAGTACCAGGCCGATGTAAGACAACCCGGCCTCAAGGCCCTGGTTATCCATCGACTTCGACTCTGCGGTAGCACGATTCGCCGTCGCTGCCACCGCTAAATGGATCAGCTTACGGATGTCATCCTCTAGCTTGGCTTGCAGGTTCATCGACGCCGTAAGCGGCTCACTCGACGGATTGATGAATGCCGGAGGATTCATCTTCATATCGTAGGTCCGGCCTTGCGTCATCCCGACCTTGATGTCGGAGTCCGCACCCGGCTGTCCACCGGTTGTCGCCGTGCCATCCTCGCCCACTGCATTTTTGAGGTGACTGCCGGCCGCCCGGATGTCCTTCTGCTCGATGTAGAAGGGGAAGTTCGACTTGAGAGCGTAGTTCACGTCGCTGGACACCAGATTCAGCAACGCAATCTGATGGTTCACCACGTCCTTAATCATGCTGTCGCCAATGTCCAGCAGCACGAAGGGGATGCGGGTCAACTCCAACTCGATGGCCCCACACGGATTCCCCTCACGGTCGATGGGATTGCCCTGCACGTCAAGGAATTGCAAATTGACTCTGCCGGTGTCGCGGTCAACCCACAGCATACGGAACCGCTCGACCGTTGTGGTCGGCAGGTAGGTTCGCTGATCGAAGTTGAGCACCACGTCACGAAGCAGCAGTGCTTGGAATGTCGAAGGTTCGTCCGGCTTCGAGCACGTCCAACTCAAGATGTCTTCGATTGGGTAGAAGTACAGATACGGCCGGAAGTTCTGCACGTCCGCCAAGGTTGCGTTGCCTGGGACCAGCGGCGAGTCCACGTAGACACCGACGCGCCCCATAATGAGCAGTTCCGACAGCACCTTGATGCCAAGGAAGCCGTTCATCGTGTTGCCGCGCAAGTCCACGCCGAGATTCATGCCATTGATAGCTTCCTGGTACACCTTGCTGCCGCCACGACGGACGGTATCACGCAGGCGTTGGAAGATGGCGTTGCGCACGTCATTGATCGCCACACGCGCGTAGCTCGGGATCGGCGTCATGTTGAGCCGATTCTGGAAGTCCTGCTCGTCCTCGCGGCCGGAGAACTTCTGGAGATACAGCTTGCGGAAATACTCACCGCCGTTGTACGTGATGCGCCACTTGCGCCAATCCAGCAGGCTACTCAGATAAGAGGGATGCCTGACTTCGACAATGTTGGTGATGTATTGAACAACCACGAGGGTATCTCCTACAAAACCTTGCGGATATTCGTGCTGCCACTGATGGTCGCAGCGAACGTCAACGCAATGTCGGCGTAAACCAGTGAATGAGCAAAGTGGTCAGGCCCAGTCTCAACGTAGACTGCTTCCGGGTTCCCGTGTTCGTCCTTCTCGTAGGTTCGCACGAGGTTCTTGATATGCTCGCGGTACTCCACTGAGATGTCCGCCGGCAACAAAATCCGAGTCGGGTTCGTCTTGAACCGGCCGAGTGTGCAACCCAACCAGTTCGTCCGGTCCACCGTTGCCATCGGGGCTCCGGTATCCTCTTCCGTGACTGTAATTTCCTTCGCTTGTTGGCCCCGTCGATACCGAGACAGCCAGACGAAGCCGTGAAACTTTCGAGCAAAGCGGCGGGCGTCGTTAATGTTCGGGTCAGCGTCAATGACGCAGGCCAGGACTTGCCACTCACGCATCAATTGCCCGAGGTAGGTGAAATCTTCCTCGCGGAACTTGCCGTACCACAGCAGCTTGCCAATTGCCGCCTGATTGATGTCCACACGGATGTCGCCGTCCAGCGTCCAGTCCACCACGGAAATGTAACCAGTCTTACCCTGGTCAACACCCATCGTGATGCACCGCCGTCCGCCGACCACCGGCCGCAGGTCAGTGATCGAATACTTCCGCACTGCATTGTCCAGCATCGTATCCGTGACCTGGGCGTTCGCACCGATAAACGGCAACCCAATCTTCGAGTTGTGAAACTCCTTGTTCGCTACTTCGTCTCCCTGCCCGCGAAAGTAAGCAATGGCGATCTCGCCGGGTGAGACGGTAGACGAATAAAGTTGGTTGGCATAAAAGCCACGGGACTCCTGCGGGTCCACGTTATGATTCGTTGGCTGCCAGAGTCCATTTGCCAGAAACTCGAACTTGGCAGCATGTTCCAACTTGTGTGCGCATTCCTTGCACTTGATGAAGGACTCCGAAGTCCGCGGATCGCTACTCGTCTCCCCGCGAATCTCGAAGCAATCCGGCCACACCAACTCCGTCCATCGACCACAGCAAGGGCACTTGAAGAAGTAGTGCTCTTGTGTGCTTGACAGGTACAGCTTATGGATGCCATACTTCGGCACAGTCGGTGTCGATATGGCGACGACATGCTTCTCGATCTGACCAGATAGACGTTCCAAGGCCAACCAAATGGCCTTGGTGTCCATTTCATCCAACTCGTCCAACACCAGTTCGGAGACCGGAATAGACTTCAAGTTGGAGTCGCCACGACTTCCACGAATGTACAGGACGTTGGTGCCAGTTGACTTCAAGCCAACGGTGTTGGTGTCCACGAACAGCGACTTGAGATAGGGACTGAGTTTCAGCGCGGTGGTGAAGCGAGCCTTGGAAAAGTCACTCGCATTCAAGGTCGTCGGCAGAACGTACAACACGTCCCGCTTCGCCTGATCCATCGTGTAGAAGGCTCGATTGATCCCAACTTCCGTGATCCCCAACTGGGCCGCCTTCATCGCCACTGTGAAGGCGGCTTTGCTATTGTGAATCTCACGGCACCACGGATGGTGCAAGAAGCTGTAAGGACCCGGAAACGGTGCGCCCATCACACGTCGATGTTCAGCCCACCGGCTACACGATAACAGAGACGAGTTTTCCAACCCAGTCGTTATGCCCTGCGTAAAGGCATCCCACAACTCGGCATGGCTGTCGCGTGTCTGAGTCATCGTGTAGCCACCGTTATAAGCGAGGTTGCATGGTTCAGGTTCGCTCGGCATGTCGCTCGGTCAGTGCGTTCATCCTGGCAACCTCGTTGTCTCCTTGTCCCGCAGCGTCGATCAGATGTCCCCGAACAACTGGGCCAACCGATTGTAGGCGAACCCGCCCTGGAGGCTGCGCAGACGATACAGCACTTCCTCCATCGGGCTGGCATACGTGTCGGCGTCAGTGCTCGCATTGAGCAGATCGGCCACGGCGAGGACCAGGTAAGCCATGTCGCCTCCGTTGTCCTGGCAATTGGCATCGAGACCCAGGGCCATGATCGCGCGGCGGTAAGAACTGATTGCAGGGGCGGCCATCGTAAGAACTCCTTCATTTCAAGAACCAGCACGTCTTGTCACAGTGTCATCGACACCGTACCAAACAAGACTATGCAGCACACAGGGGCGTCAGACGACAGCCGACGCATTGTTGTTTTCCACAGCTTTCGCCACTTCCAACAAGTTTGATGCCATCCGGCGAAGCGGTGTAGGATCGCCGCCGGGAGCATTGAGTTGTGCATACACTCGCATCATTTCAACCGTCGCGTTGCAGGTGACAAGCGTATGATGCCAGAGACGCTTGCCATCTTCGAGCACGAGCCCGGACACGGGCGGTAGTTTTCGAGGTGTCGGTGTCTGCGGACAATTTGCACACCGTCGCTCGGCCATCACAGCACCTCGTCGATTAGCTTGACGGCTTCGTCAATGTCCTGTGTCCGCACGGTTTCATGTCCACTGCGGAACACAAAGTAGACAGGGATACTCGTGATGCCAAGCCCTTCCATCTTCTCTGGGGAGGTGTCAATGTTGACGCGCTCGACAATGACGCCTCGCCTCTGCAAGGCCGTCAGCTTCTCTTGGCCTGCACGGCACGCGGAACACCACTCGGCTCCAAATGCAATGACTTGCGGCGGCGCTGGCTTCACTTCCGGTGGTGCCGGTCGATCTGGCCATACCTGATGCCTTGGCATCGGGGCCACTGGCGACGATGGCTGCTCACAGCCCGAAATCAGAAGCGTGCCAATGATAGCCGCCAGCGGGATCAACACCGATTTGCAAAAGGATGCCGTTCTCATACCGACCACCCCTTCCCACTGTTGAACGCAGCAATCACACGAAGCACGGTCCTCACTGCTGACTCCACAGTCCCCATGCCTTCCGCTCGGCTGGCGTATTCCACGTCACTTGCTGTCTTGTGTGCCCGCGGATACTTCCAGCCGAAAGCCAACATCAGAAACCGTTCGACGCACTCATGGATCAAGATGAACGGCAACTCGGTCGGGTGCATCGTGTATTCCAACCACACTTCGTTGGGTGGAATCCAATCGTAGCGACCGTGATTGCCGCCCTCAATGAACGGCACGTAGTAACGATCCCGAACGGCTTCACCGTTGACCAGCCAGACCGTGATCGGACCGAACGTGACATACTTGCGGACGTAAATCTGGCCGCCAAGGTTCGGGTCCCGCGTGACGCGCATCCGCTTCTCGGCGGAATCACCTGCATTGTAAGCGGCATCCTTCTTGGAACCATTCTCCAGCCACTTGAGTTGCGTGAAGGCGTTCGTCAGGATGTACGGATACTCTGTCTCCTGAAGGTCGTCCTCGATCCAGATTTCATTCTCGGGGATCAGTCCGGGAAAATCAATCGAAAGCGCCCACTCACCAAATTCTTCATCGCCTTCTGGCCGAGAGTTACGAATTGCCTCACCGTCCACAACATAGACGGTGTAATCGCCATATCGACGGTACAACCGTTTTTGTATGTTCACGGTGATGTCTCCTTCAATTCTCAAAGGCTCGCATTCGAGAGCCCTTGAGGACTGGCCCCGGCCGGTTGCAAGCCGACCGGGGCAGATTCCAAACACCTGTCAAAGTGCGCATGACTCAGAGGCGTGACAGGTTCACTTGGCGGGGACTGCCGGAGGCGGTGCCGCCGGCGCAAGGGCCGCAATCTTCGCTTGGACCAACGCCAGACCCTCGGGCGTGGCCAGCTTCGCGTCCAGCACCTTCTCGTAGGTGGCTTCCAACTCCTTCTCGATGGCGTCGTTGCCGGACTCCACCAGCTTGGCCAGATCGTGAATCTTTTCCAACAGGTCGGCCACGTTGCCCACGACGAAATCTTCCAGCAAGGAAGGCAACAGCTTGAGGCCCACGGACCGCAGCTTGATGGCGAGCGCCTGCGCGGCCCGCTTCTTCGCCACCAGCTTCTCGTTCGTGCCGAAAAGCCACTTGCCGGCCTCACGGCCGAGCAACACGCACACCAACGCCACCAACACCAACAGTAGAACGGACGGATTCATGCTTTGTCTCCAGAATGGGAATGCTGCATCAGGCAGCGGGTAGGTCACAGGAAGCACACCGGCTACTTCACCGGCGGCAACAGCTTGTCTTTCAGCTTCCGGCCATAGCCGAGCATCAGGCCCACCAGAACTGCAACAGTGCAGACCGGGACCACAACATACCAGGGCAAGAGCGCATCCACGGGGTCCACTACCGGAGTCGCATTGTCATCGACCGGCTGTGGCTCGGGATCGACATTCGGCCCTGGCTGCGGATTAGGCACTGGCTTCGGCCCTGGCGCGGGACATCGCTTTTCCATTTCCCGTCGATACGGCAAGAGCCGCCAGCGGGCAGTCGCCTCACCCACCGCGGATGCCAAAGCGCCATTGAGACCTTCGGCCGTCAAAGGGATTTCCTTCGCCGAGGCTTCGTAGGCCACGTTACCCGCGGCATTCTGCATACGAACGGTCGGCAGTGCCTTAACATTGGGCGCGTAGCGTTCCGTATAGATAGCCGTGTCGGTCGTCACCGGGCAGAAATGCACTTGACTCTTCAACTTGGCAAGACTCGTATTGCTGTCAAACCAGCCAAGGATTTCCTTGTAGCCGGCATCATTCGCGTTGCCGACCACACTGATGTACCACTTGCCCTGATCGCCGGGCAAGTTCACGATACGCTCTTCGGCCAGGACGCCATTCGTCGGCGTTGCGGCAAAGCACGGGGCCACCGCCGCCAAGAGCAGGAAGACACACAGGACACTGAGTAGCAGCTTGTTCATTGTTCTCTCGCTTGTGAAACTTGTGACCTTATTGCGGAAGCGGAGCCGCCGGAGTGTAGATTGGCGTAACCGCCCATCCCAGGCTTGCCTTCCACTCGGCAATCAGCGTCTCTCGCGGAACCCAGATGTAATGCTCGACGGCGTTGTCATCCAAGAGGGCAGCCCACTTATCGTCGAGATACACCAAGGCGACCATGTGTGCGCCGCCCAGCACTGTGATGCCACAACCCCGTCGCGTTCGACAGGCCCACTCCAAGAACTTCACGTTCCCGGTGTCAGTGTAGGCGTAACGAATCTTGGCTGCATCTAACTTGGCAGCCATGTCCTCGGGGTTCTCGCCACCGCCGTAATTCTGTCGCACCCAATCCGCCGTTTTATAGCGACCCTGCCAACGCAGCAGAGACACCATTGAGGCCCAGGTGCAAGAGCCATCACCTGACAACCAATTGCTTTGCCGCATAGAAAGCGGCAGATTCACGGTGGGGCGTTCCTTCCTCACCGGTTTGATCTTAATGCCGTCTCCGGTGCAACCGCTGAACACGAGGCACGCAAGTAAGACGACCAAAATGTTTCGTTTCATCGCATCCTCCGTGGCTTGAAGACAAGTTCTTTGCCGCGGAGTGTCCGACAAAGGTGATTCGGATTCCATCGGCCAGCGTTGTCGGTCGGCATGATGCCAATGGTCGCGTGGGCAGCAGCCACCCACTCTGAACAAAACATCATGTGCAAGTCTTGTTCTCGTAAGCAGGACTCAACCCAGGACAACCCGATGCCAGCCGATCTGAATGCGCCCATTTCGTCGTAGGGTGTGTGGATCGTCGCCATCAAGAAGTCGGTCAGCCGCTTGTCCTCGTGCTCGAAGAGCCGCCGATAAAGTGGGTAGTGCCAAACTTTGCCGGGGTAAACCTTGAGAATCTTGTCGAGATCGTGAGCCTGCGTGCCGTTGAAGCACGCACCCATAATCTCGCACGGCATACCCTCTAAGGTCGTACTCTCGAACAACAACAATCGGCCATCCGACGCATGAGCCAGGATGCCGACATGACTTAGGCCCCACCACGGGAGCCCGTAAGTACCGATGTTAATAAGGCCGCTGATCCAACCATTGCCCGAGAAACCGATCACGTCCCCGGCCTTAAACTCCTCCGGGTGAACAATCTGGCACACGTCGCGCTGACACAACACCGGCAGTTGATCACAAGGGAGAAGGTTCTGGGACATGCTCCACCTCATAGCCTGTATGTATCAGGGTCTTCACCGCGCGGCTATGACCGTGATAGCGCTTCTGATCGTTAGCCCAACAATCCTCGCAGCGCGTCTCACCCGCGTAAAGGATGATCTTGCCGCACGCACACCACCGAGGCATCTGCATTTAGGACTCGTTTGATGGGGACATGAGGGCCGGAGGCCGAGGCTCATTTTGTGCCTGTTGGATGACTTCGATGATGTCGGCAATCAGTGGGTCCACGATCTGCTCGTAGTTGGGCAACCCTTCCAGCCGGCGGGTGATTGCCCCGCAGATTGCTTGGCCGACACGAATCAAAGTTGGCTTCGACAACAGGTTGCCTAACTTCTCCTCGATCTGATTGCAGGACTTGACCAGTTTTTCGAGGGTGAGCATGTGACTGTTTACACGCCCATAGACGGCCAACTGCTCGACATCTGACTGGCCGGACAGAATCAGTAGGTTCTCGATCATCATACGTGTCAAGAAAATCTCTTCCCGAAGTGACTTGATCCCGTCACTCTCGGCGAAGGCGGCCAGCTTCGCCCGGTCCTGGGCGCGAGCCAAAAGATAGCCTCGCACCCCCTTCTCCGGGGGTCGATATGAGCCGGCATGGACACGGCAGTAGTCTGACCCGTCCAAGGCCACAGTCATGCACTGTCCGGTGCCGACCGATGCCTTACACCTCCGGGGGTCCGCCAAATCCGTCACCCGGTCCATAGATACCTCGCTGACACGGCACAGTGATTCCACACCATTACCAATCGCCAGAACGGACGTTTTGGCTAAGAAAATATAGCCACCTACACCACTTTGAGCAAAATCACTGATTTAGCCTGGGAGAGAGGATCACTATGCAACATCAGCGCCCACGCCCGACCACCGTACCGCGTCCAACCGGTCCAAAACCTACCCTCCAAATGGTGCATCTTCCAGTCTACCGCGTCAAGCAGCGGCACTTGGAAGCCTACCTAGCCCGAGTCTATCGGATGGAGAAGTTCGATTTCCTGATCGCGTCCGGGGCCACCCCGGGCATGTGCCCTGAGTACCGCGTCAGTCCGACGCTGCCGCCAGCCTGGGAATCCAGACAGGAAGCCGACCGCATCCGCCACGGCCGCCATGTCCGCAACATGCCCTTCATCCTCAACGTGCTCTGCTTGGATGGCTACATCCCCGCGGGCGTCTACATCATCGACACCCACCCCGAGCCGGCCCCAGGTCAAGTCTACCGTGCGCTGCTCGTCAAGACAGAGAATCCGAGCCACCCCGATTGTGTGGCCTTCAAGCACGCGAACCAGCACAATCGTGCATTCCGGGAACTGGCGGCCAGGATGGACAACGCCGTAAGGGAGCAGAAGGCCCCGAAGTGATTAGCACTCGTCAGGCAGCATGACGCAAGTGGAAGTCCTGTCTGCGGACGTGACAACGCAGACAATCTCGCCGGTGTCCAGCGGATAGGCGCTCAACAACTGCGTCCCTTCCGCAACTGCGTCATCATTGGCACGGCATTCAATGGCATCAACAACGCCCCAATCACCAGCCATGTGCCGCATTAACAGATCGCATGGCTGTTGGCCGGCGATCTCTAACGCTACCAACGCCCGGGGTGTGGCCGTCAACTGACCAGTCGCAAACATCGGGCGCTCGTTCATTTCTTCCCCTTCTTGACCGGCGACCGGTGATCTTCGACCACAATCTTGCCGGCAATCAGCACGATGTTCAAGGCGAACTGATCGTCGCTGACAATCTGCACGTAGTCATTCGTGCCGTCCGCGGTCTTCGTGACCGTCACAGTCAGATTGGGAAGAGGACTCATTGGTGCTCCTAGTGGTCGATTCGGATGATGCCATTCTTCTTGCAACACTCGCAATGGCAGGGTGGGGTCGTCTTCTCACCCTGCGGATCACCTGTCATGCAGCCATGCCACCGCCAACGATCCTCGGCTCCCATGAGTGTGCCACCAATCTCGGACTCCGACCAGCCGGATTGTTGGACGCGATCAATGTACCGCTCGAAACTCTCCAACACTTCACGGTCCGTCAAGCCCACGTTGAACGTCCAGTGTGAGAACCAGCCGGCGCACCACACGTCATTACCGAGCGGATGCACTGTGACCGTCAAATCGGCCGGTTGTAGCAACTTCACTTTGTACTTGGGCCACCAGACACGCTCAATGTCCTCTGTGATGTCGAAACCTGACCGTGGCGTCCGCTCCATCGTATCCCAACTGGCACTGTTCCAGAAGCGGCCTGGCGGCAACGGAGGTTTGTTGGCCCGGTGCATCCGCTGCTCGGCCCCAGGTGGATAGTCCTCGGACCACTCG